GTACTGGACCAATCGGCCATGGACCGCTGGCATCAGCATTGGTGCGCGTTTCGCCGCCGAGCACCTTGTAACTTGCTAAGAGGCGCGACAGCGCCGATGCGAAATGACAACAAAAAGAGCTACAGAACAGCCGGGAAAAGAAGCACATGGTTTGTATATGCTAGAAAAATATGAAAGAGTTATTGAATATTTGTACCCTATTGCTCAAAACATTCCAAGAAAACACGGCGTGTTTCGTGATCTTTTTATTTCACATCTGTTTCACACTGCCAGTCTTTTGAGTGATGCCATCAAGGTCAATCAGTTGAATCGATGTTATTTGCTTGACAGTGCGATAGCGCATCTGCGAATTCTAACAAGATTTATGGTTCACCACAAAAGGAAATTGATTACGGAGCATCAACTTGAAATAGCGCAAGAAATGATTTCAGAGATTGGCAGTATGCTTGGTAAATGGATTGGCAGGCTAAAAAAGAAAAATGTAGTATGATTGCTATGGGTGTAAAGGGTTTTGCGGTCATCCTGGGTGGCAACTGGAACAACACGTCCAATTCCGGTTCTCGCACGTCAAACTGGAACAATCAGCCATGGAACGCTAACAACAACATTGGTGCGCGTTTCGCCGCCGTGGCAACTAAAATGTGCCGTTTCGTTCCTTTGTTCTCACGAGGCATTGGGCGGGTACTACAACAAGGTGCCAGCCTTTACATCCAGCTTCGGCAAACTCATGTCCGAGTGGTGGCAATGGCAGGGAGTAGCTCATCGAAACCTGCCGTCACCTTCTAATGGGTAAAAAGTTTCGCAATCTTTACGACCAGATTTACGACTGGGATAACTTGCTTGCCGCCTACAAAGAAGCGCGGCGTGGCAAGACCTACAGCAGTTCCTATCTGCAGTTCAAGGAATACGCACTGGCCAATCTGCGTAATCTGCAGCAACGCTTGATTGAAGGCAGTTGGAGGCCCGATCAGCAACTTCAGTTTGAAATCATTGACCCCAAAAAACGTATTATTTCATGTCAGAGCTTTCGTGACCGAGTACTCCATCACGCACTGATTCAAGTGGTCGGTCCGATATTGGATGCAGCAATGATGCCGCAGGTGTTTGCCTGCAGGATTGGACTGGGGACACATCGTTGCGTCACGCGGATGCAGCAGTTGATGCGTCAAAATCCAGAGGCATGGATCCTGCATGTGGACTTCAGCAAGTTCTTCCCGACCATTCCGCAGGAAAAGCTGCTGGCACACCTAGGCAAGAAACTGACATGCCGCCGCACGCTGCTGTTGATCGAGCAGGTGTTGTCGGTGCAACCCAGCGGCGTGCCGATTGGTGCGCTCACCAGCCAGACCTTCGCCAACTACTGGGGCGGCAAGGTGGATCGTTTCATCGCGGCCAGGGCCGGTGGGCGCTTCGTGCGCTACATGGATGACGCCGTGGTGATCGTGAACAGCAAGGCTGAGGGCCTGGCGCTCAAGGCTGAAATCTGCGCGTTTGTAGCCGCCGAGATGGGCCAGCGCATCGGCAAATGGAGCCTGGGCCCAGTGGAGCGCGGTGTGACGTTCTGCGGGTTTCGCATCCGGCGCAAGTTCAAGCTGATCAAGCGGCAATCAATGATCAGGCAGCGCCGGAAGTTAAAGCATCTTCTTGCACATGGGGAGTATAATAAATGGAAGCAATCGCAAATTGCTTTCATGGGCCACATCCGTCATGGTGATGGTCAAAATGGCCTGATTCATCTAGGACTTGCTGCATCATGCTGATCAACACCGTTTCAGACCTTCAAACCGCAAAGCCAAGTGCTGAGCGCGATGCTTTCCTTCGCGCCATGTTGAACGACTTTGTGGTGTTTGATGACGCCGAATACCCTGAGGATTACGATCAAACGCTAAAGCCTGGTGATGAGGGATACATCGAACCTGTGATTCGTAAGGAATGGAATGCAGGAGCTGCAGCAAGCTGGGGCTTTGAATCCCGTGAACAAATTGAAGCACTCCTGAATCAATAATCTTTAATTCGGTATCTTATATTAATAGTAAAGATCAATTTACTATTAATGCATACCTCACAAACAGGTGTAGACCTTATCAAAGAGTTTGAAGGTCTACGTTTAGATTCTTATTATTGTTCCAGTGGTGTCCTTACCATCGGGTATGGGCATACTGGTCCTGATGTTTGGGTGGGACAAGTTATTACAGAAGAAGAAGCTGAAAAGTTTCTTCGTGATGACCTTGAAATATTTGAACGTGCAGTAGAAGAACTCATTGATATTGACCTCACCCAGAATCAATTTGATGCTTTAGTATCATTTACCTTCAATTGTGGTGACGGTGCTTTAGAGCAATCAACATTACGTAAACGTTTGAATGCTGGAGAAGACCCCAATACCGTTGCAGAAGAAGAACTTCCACGTTGGAATAAAGGTGCCAACGGTCCTCTACCTGGCCTGACACGACGCCGTGAAGCAGAAGTAAAACTCTTTACTTTGGAAGAACGTATCGTAGAACTATGCACTAATTACAACACTTGGTTAAAGAAAAAGACGGTTGCATCTTCTAAATTAAAATCCAACGAAAAAGCTAAAGTAGTTAAGGGTCGTTGTTATAAATCGTGCAAGATTGTTAAATCAGAACATAACCACACGCTTGTTCAGTTTCCCTACGGCATGGGAACCTGGTGGGTTTACAACGAACATTGGGATGGTTTAAAAGAAAACAAAGATCAAAGTAAAAATAACTTGGGTTACAAAGTTCTTAATGTCCCTTATCAATCCCAGCGAGATAACTTCACCCAATGGTGGCGCACCTGCTATAGCTCTTCCTGTGCCATGGCTTTGATGTATCTCAAGCCTGGTGCAATCAAAGGTGATGACCAATACCTATCAGAAGTACTTAAAATTGGTGATACCACCAATAGTGCAACTCAAATCAGAGTTCTAGAAAAGTTTGGTTTGAAAGCTACGTTCCATCAAAATGGCACCCTGAGTAAGCTACGGGGCCTTATCTCTGCTGGCATCCCAGTCCCTATTGGAATCCTTCACAAAGGCCCCTCCTACGCCCCACAAGGCGGTGGACACTGGATCTGCGTGATCGGCTATAACGAAGACCCTAAGTTCCCTGGTGGCGGCACCTTCATTGTTCATGATCCCTATGGTGATTTAGATAACTACTCAGGTACTTATCCCACTACCAATGGCAATGCACTTCAATACAGTTTCCAAATGATTAGTCAGCGTTGGACATGTGAAGGCCCCGGTTCTGGTTGGTATATTGATTTAAGTGACAACTGATGTAAAGTTTGTTTAGCTCTATTATTGACATGGACTCCATCATCCAGAATCTTGAAACTGGTCTCAAGGATCAACTCAAATCTCTTGGTGAACAAATTAAAGTTGCGGAAGAAAGTTTAATCCGCACAAAAGAAGGATACCTCAAGGTTCAAGGTGCTCTTGAAATTATGGAGATCCTTAAAAAAGAAATAAGTGATCAAGAGATTAAAGCGTTATCGGAAGGTGAAGTGTAATGTTTAATGAGTTTACGAGAGGGCGTTTTAAAGCATTAGAGCTTTTTTCTGATTATTTAAAACAACCCTCTCGTGAATTAAGACTTGATGCAATTGCTTCTAATATTGATCAAGATGATTTACGTTGGGTCACTGAACGTTTTCATTACTACGCATTGAAGATCCTAGAAGAAGTGGAGGATCAAGTAGAACGTGAAAAGCGATCGGGGTAGTAGGGATCGAACCTACGACTTTCTCTTCCCAAAAGAGACGCGCTACCTCTGCGCTATACCCCGAATAGGAGCGACAGGACTTGCACCTGCACGGTCAATGACCAACGCATTTTAAGTGCGTCATGCCTACTAATTACATCACGCTCCCATGCAGGCTAACTATAGCAGGAGATAGGTCTGTGCACAATAACCTTGTGGTAAGGAATCATGTACTCTCATGTTCCATACAGAGAATGAGTTTTTACAGAACTTAATTGTTCTGAGTCCCAAGCTTGCAAGGAAGAAGTTTCGTGAAAGCATATTTGAAGCCTGGGGTTGGAAATGTATGTACTGTGATAAACAACTCTGTAAAGATACTGCCACGATTGATCACATCAAACCTAAGTTCAAGGGTGGTAAGTCAACTCGTAACAACATGGGAGCTTGCTGTACGCAATGTAACTCCAATAAAGGTTCACGTTTAGTTGAAGATTATTACAACGAAACGCATCCACATTACTCAGAAGCTAAGGCGAGTAAAATAAAAGAATGGGTTGAGCAGAATACGCTCTCTTTAAACTTAAGCTCTAGTAACACTGAAGCAACGCCATACTTCTGCCATGATGTATCAATCGGATGGATCGCAAAATAAAAGCAAAGCTGATGCTTTCTTAGGTCAGTATGCTGAAAGTATCTTAGAAGACCTTAGAGCAGAAAGGCAACCACAAGAAGGTGAACGCGCTTTTAAAGGTCTTGTTGGAATGACAATTAACGATCCTTCTAGAGTTGAAAATTACGTCTGATGGCAGACCGTAAGAAAGCCAAAAGAAAAGCACAGCTTCGTAAGGAAGATATGAAGTGCAACAAGCCTCAGAAAACACCTGGGCATCCAACGAAATCACATGTTGTAAAAGCTTGCGAAGGAAACAAAGAGAAGATTATTAGGTTTGGTCAGCAAGGTGTAAAAGGTGCTGGAAAAAATCCAAAGACAGAAAAAGATAAAGCACGTAAAAAATCTTATTATGCGAGGCACGATGGTCAAGATCCCAACCCTGATAAAATGTCAGCAAGGTACTGGAGCCACAAGGTTAAATGGTAGATCGTAGCAAAGACATGACTCCCGATCAAAAACAGACGTGTTACTGCCATCTGGTGCAGCTATTACGTGATACATCCTGCCTATTGAACTTGACCTACATTGTTCATTGGAATGTGATGGGTAGTAAGTTTTACTCCATCCATAAACTAACAAAGAAGATCTACGAGGAGATGCAAGAAGGACTTGATGTTATTGCAGAGCATATCCGCTCCATGGACATCAAGACTCCAACAACTGTTGAAGATCTAAATAATTCCTTAATGATTCCCCTGCCTGATAACTGTTTCGATCAGGATGGAATGATTGTTGCTCTGGCAACTAACTACAACAACATGGCAGCATCCTTTGAATTGCTTGCAGAAGAAGCTGAAGTGCTTCAAGATCAGCTCACCTTGGATCTTGCTGTTGAACGTGGCAGGGCCTGCAAGAAACACCAATGGCTGTTAAAATCAAATCTAACTGTTGATCTCTAATGCCTGTTACCTACTTTCAGGATACGCTTTTCTTTACGCCAGCAGAACTTGATGCTCCTGGTACTACCGCTGAATTTCCAGTCTGGGAAAACAATCTCTTTGCTACCTCAACCTATAGCTTAATTGTTACAGTTACAAATATTGATACCAATGTTGTTGTAAGACTTGATGGCACCATTGATAACACTAACTGGGGTCCATTGATTTCCAATACAATTACTGCCAATGGTACTTACCACTACAACATTGTTGGTGCTCCAGTTAAAAAAATTCGTGGGAACTTCCTTTCTGAAACTGGTGGCACCGCAGCAGTCGTTAAGATGAGCATGAGTGCTCGTTAAAGCATCGGCCAACTTCTAAACCACTTCGTAATAACGTATTTATCTCCTGATACAGGAGGAAGTGCTTCATGCAATGTTTTATAATTTGGCCAACCATTAATATAAAGGTTGTTCCAAAAGACTGCTAAACCAGGTTTTGGTTTAACCTTTAAGTTAAGATGTTTGAAATAAGTTTCACCACCTTCTTCTACTTCATTTAAGTAGATCATAAAGGTCCAACTACGCTGGCCCATCCATTCAGTGTAAGTTTTGTATTCCGGTGTAAATGGCGTGTACCAATCGTGGTGCTCCTTATAGAACTCACCTGGCTTGTACTTTTGTCCTTGGATTGATTCGCCAAGGAAAGGATCAATCTTGAGGTATCGACTAATTTTAAAATCTAGGTCAGTACCCAGCCGTGTATATTTATAATCAAAATCTGCTGAGCTAGAGGTACGATACTCAGAAACAACAAGTCGATCTTCTATATTAGAAACATAGGAAGGGTGAAGATGTTGTTCCATCTCTTCCATGATTTCCTGGCAATAATCTTCTTCAAGGAAGTTTTCTTGAAGATAGATTTGAGTGAATGGATACTTTAACTTCTTTGCAGTAGCAGGAATCTTTAGATTATAAAGTTGAAAGTAGTTAACAAAGAGCGGTTTCTTTCTAAACTCACTCTCTTTAATAATGGCAGCAATATCGTCATCAGTAAAGTTGTACTCGTCTTGGTAGAAACGAATCAACTGCTCTTTTGATACACCAGAAATTGCTGATAATTTAAATTCATCGATTGCTGCTTGATACGTCATTGGTGTAATAGTTAATTTAAAATAAGAGCAGAGTTAAGGGACTACGTGGAACTCATCCTGATAACGTTTATTATTACATTCTCAGGAGTGTACTGCGGTAGCTCTTATCTATTAAACCATAAGCTAAAAGAGCATGAATGGCAAGGAGTTTTTAGATCAGTATGTCGAGAAGAAGTTGCCAGAACTAGCTCTAGACACCAATGAACCTGGGCGTTACACCCCTGAATTTACTAACGATTACAGGGATCTACCCATGCAACAGCCCCCTTATCAGCTATAGTGGGAGTAGTTGTTCCTGTTAGGATAAATGAATAACGCCGGAACTCTAGTGGATTCCAGTATGTTAGATCTGCCGGTTGATCAGCAGTTTGCTATTCACGCGGCAGCCGTTGCAATCAAAGAGCTTGATCGAGATGAGCTAGAAGAAGCTTTTGTTGATATGCTCCACCAGAAAGCAACTGAACGTCAGATCTTTTTAAACATTCTTAAGGAACACGGTATTGATGCTGATGTTTCTTTTAACTTCATTAACGCAAACCAGATTTCTTGATCAATGGCTACCCGTACAATCTCTGGAACTCTAGATACATTCGCGGTTGACGCTGGCTCTGATGTTACTTATCTCGGTAACACAGCTGCTAACAATACCGGTGGTATTAATATCCGTGGTTTTCGTGTCAACCCTGCAAGCACTGGTGACATTATCGTAAAGATTGATCGCAGTTCTGGTATTCAAAAGATTGAAATTTTCCAAGAGGATGCCTATACTGGATCTTCTGCTGCTTCTGGTTACAAAACCATCGATAACATTGCTAAGAACGGTAAGAACAAAGGCGCTGTTGGTATTACCGTTACAGATGCAACCAAGGACTACGTTGTTCTGTTAACCTTAGATGGTTATTCAGAAGTAACTTACGGTGGCTCGGTCGTCGTACCTTGATTTAGATTATTCTTACGCTAACGAATACTCTTTAAAACTTGCTTCAATGTATACCCCTGCCAGAACCCACATGGGTTTTGGTAAGTATGCAGCATACAAAGATCACGGTGAGTTTATTTGGCGTATAGGATATGGTAGCAAAGAGCTGCATGAACGAGTGATTTGTCCTTTTACCAGGGCAAGCAGCAAAGAGATCTTAGAACAACTTAAGTTAGATCTTGAAACACTTTCTTACAAGGTTGCAAGGTTAATCCAGTGGCCACTGAATGATAAACAGAAAGCTGCTGTATTAAGCTATGCACATGGCATTGGCTTTTCAGCATTTAAAGAATCAAATCTACTTAAGATTATTAATGCTGGTTGCAAGAAAAAAGAAGTTATAAAAGAATTATCTCCATACATTAATAAAAAGTGGTTGATGTGTGGAGAATGGGTTGTTGATCGCAGGAGAAGTGAACTTAATTTATTCCTTGCAAGCAATAAAGAAATTGCAACACTGGTAAAACATAAGTGCGATTTGAATTACTGTCTGCTCAATATACCTGAGACCTATAACGGCAATCCAAATCAAATTAAAGCAATCAATTATCTTGAAAAGAAGATGATTGAGTTTGATCCTTCTGGTGAAGTTCTTCGTCGGTTTTTTCGTTACTGGAATCAACCTCCAGGTAATCTGGGATCTCCCAAAAATCTTTAGATTTATTTAGCCATTCCAATAGATCAAGGATCTGAAATTCCTCAGTATAGTTATCAATGAAATCTTTATACTTCATTTTGTTTCTGCCATACACAAAGTAAAACAAGATACCCGATCAGGTCTTGAATTACGTCCTCATCGTCTAGACTGCTATGGCCTTGTTTGATTCGATTCAGCTTATCGTCGATCCTCACCAGAATCTGTTCCTTGGTACTGGCCTTACTGAAAATTCGCACTGGATCTAATGCAGAATTACCGTAAGCTCGATTCTTTTTTAATAAGAGATCTCGAATATCGTCACAAGTCTTTGCAATTAAAAGTGCCGTCTGGTTCTCGGGCTTTTGACTCTCTAGCATCATTGATTAGTTTTAGTAGAATATTAACATGGCAAGAAACCGATCACAAGTCTACGACGTAGATAATCGTTATTCCCAGACAAAGGGTGCTAGCGATAATGATGCTGGCAAGAGCTTCCTTCGTCAGTACATGCGCCAGGATAAGGCAGCTCGTTACCCTGGAGTAGAAGAAGAACGCAAACAAGATAATCGATTTATCAAAGCTGTTCCTCTTGCTGATAGCAATGCTTATGGTCGAGCTAGTTATAAGAATCAGTTCAAAGCAGAGCAGGCTAAGAATAAAGAGTACACCAGTATTGAAGATACCGAGAAGACTGATTATCGTACCAGTCTTGGTGAACTTGTTTCAGAAAACATTCGTAGTATCTATAAACCAGATTCTAAGTACACTGAAAATGTCAGGAAACAATACTACTCTCGCTAATTGATAACTGTTCCTAGGTGTGAAAAGATCTCTCTAAACCTTTCTCCACTTTGAAACTCTAATCCTGGTGCTGGCAGGTAAACAAAGAAGCCCCAAGTAAAAGGTGTTTTAAACCTAAAGTATTTTTTACCTTGAATTAAATTAGCGCGATCCTTTGGTATACACACTGGATAGTTCCACATGCTAGGTGTGCTGCGGAACATTTCATGATTACAAGAAAAGAATAAAGCTTCTCTTACATTACGCATCTTCCATTCGCGTTCCAGTCTCCTGAACCATGCTGCTGATGGACTCATGGCACCGAAACCAGCACGTAAACCCCAACGCCAGGTGCCACGCTGTTTACTAAAGGAGCAACGTCCATACGTTGGTGGGAAGCAATAGACCGTTCCAGTCCATGGAATATCAATGTTAAGGCCGTCTTCTACCTTGGTGTAGAAGTTTTTAGCACGAATAAAATCCCTGTTAGCATGTTCTGTACTACAAGGATCTAAATCAATGTCACCTAAAAGTGCATCAATGTAAGGTAAATATTCAACTGGTGTAATCCAATCTTCTTCTAGCCTCCAAACCTTTGTTGCTTTTGCGAACTTCTGACGAAATTCGGTATAACTCATTCGCATGAGTTTACACCTCAGATAATACCAATGGTTTCAAACTCTTCTCTCTTAAATTCATAAAGAGATGTTGATTCATCATCTTGAATTAAGAACAAACTAACTTTACGTGGATCAGCAGACTCAGCCCTGGTAATAGCTTTACGCATGACATCAGCCATCTCATCCATCTGACGATTGCTAAAGTCATTGACAGCATCCATCATCTGTTGAGTGTTTAGATAGAACATGGAATGCTCTTCTGATTTAGGTGCGTAAACAACAACACCAGGACCTTCAATTGCAAAGAACTTCTGATAGAAATCCGACATATCAAAAAGAATTCGCTCAACCACAAGGTCAAGCATTTTCTTTTGCTCCTCTGTAGGGTTAGCAATCAGGAGTTTCTTTAGGAGTTGGTTGCGCCTGCTGGCCATTTTTGATGAAGTGCGTAAGGTTTGATGTTTTCAGTGTACTCAATAATTTAGGTAAACCACGGTAGAGAACAACAGGTTTTCCTGCATTACCAATTTTCTTTACTAGCTTACCGTTAGCATCCCGAACTTTTGTAAGTTCGTTTTGCCGTAGCAAGTATTCCGCAACACAACGATAACGTCGTTTGGAGTTTAAATCAATATCGGGAAACCGGTCACAGATTGTAGCAGGTTTCATGTCACTGAAAGCAATGCGAATTTGATCTGCCAGGCTAAGACCAAGAACAAGATCATTTGTTGTGGTTTCATAACTTTCAATAAGTTCTAGGTACCTCCTGAGGTCTGGTGTTTCAAAACTACCTGATGGCGGCAGAAAGATCTCAACCTGTTTAGCTAATGAAGGAACCATCATATCTTTATAGTTCTCTACCGTTATGTCCCCAATGGTTAGATCCTTGAAGCGGTAGCTCTTATACTTCTTGCTTGGTACCAAAGTAATTTCAGAATCTTCTTGATCTGATAATAACCAGTCAACAAAATCCATGGAAGAACTATCGTTATTGCTTCCAGCTTAACGTTTTTTCTGTGCTTGTCGCCACTGCCTATCGTGATCCATTCGGATTACCCACTCCAAATACTCTCGCTCTGGTTCCATATCTTGAAATTGACCGGGTTTAGGTTGCCCTTTATAGTTGCAAGCTTCCCATAATGACCTGGCCAGCATACGTTGCTGTCGTGTTGCCAGCTCCTGGAACAAGATCTTATCTGGCACAGTTTTTAAAAGTTTGCTAAGATCTTCCATGTATGGCGATTTATCACGATGTTCAAGCGACCTATCACCTGGGCTGAGTTGATCCTTATTCTCTTTCTCCTTCCCGTTGGTATCTGGGGCAGCCATCGAGTCTATGAGTATCTAACTGGTAAAATTAGTATACAGGTTGAAATCAAACAATAAAGATGGGATCTAGACCAGCACCTGCTCCTGTTACTTATATTCCAGAACCTGTAGCACCAACAGTGTTTCAATCTGTTGTGCCAGAAGAAGATTTTGCACGTGCTACTCAATACATTCAAGAATTAAAAACCGAAAGAGAAACTGCTAAAGCAGAGCGTTATGCTGAGATTGGTACGCCAGAAGAGATCCGTTCTCGAATGGAGAAACGAAATAAAGTGACAGAAGCAGCATATGAATCATCTTTACCTCAGCCTGAGATTGATTACACTGCTGGTCTTGATCCTGCTCGTTTAAATAATCTTGATACTTTCTTAAGCAAACTTGTTGAACGTCGGCAAGGAAAAGGTAAAGCTCCTGCTCCTGCTCCTGCTGCTGCACCTGCTCCTAAAGTTGATACTGCAAAAGCAGTACGTCAAGCTGTACAAGCACCTGCACCAAAAGTTGCACCGCGTCCTGTCCCCGCACCAGCACCTCGGCCTGCACCAGCTCCTGCACCTGCTCCTGCACCTGCTGCTGCACCTGCTCCTAAAAAACAGAAAGTAACTTTGTTTGGGAGAAGTGTTGCAGAAGCCAAAAGAAAAACTCCTTCTTCTATATATTCTATGGAATCTATCTGGCCTTACACTGATAAACAAATTGAACAAGCTGCTATTGCAGTTGATACTCCAAATATAAAAACAGATACTGATCTATATAAAGTTGCAGATTATTTAGATACAAAGAAATACGGAAAACCGAAACCTCGTGATTATGATAAAGAAGAACTCTTAGATAGCATTCAAATGGGTTGATCCTCCACTTCTTCAACCCATTCACTGCTGGAGTCAACCCACTCATCATACGTTTCAGATAGGACGCTGTAGTCCTCGTACGGAAGGAGGACGACGGTGTTTTCTACCAATTTGCCCATCTCATCAAGAGCTGTGGTCGTAACTTCATAGTGCTCACCATTCTCAACAACATCATCAAAGATGCGATCGAAGTCACGTTCCAGTTGCTGAAGAGTAACGGTCTTCATGGGATTGAAGCAAGTAGGTAAAGCTTAACAACAACACACCTATGCTGCAAGGATTGATCCGAAGTCAATGATACTTTGTGGTAGTGTCGTAATTAAATCAAAGTTAACAGCTTCATCCACTACCTCCGTAACAAAGCGCCAGTTAATTGAGAAGCTGCTAATAGTAACCGAATATTCCGTTTCCTGGTAACGAATGTCATTAGTAATGACAAACATATAGTTACCTGGCTCCAGTGTTTGGTTAGGATAATCCGTTAATAATTCGCTATTATCTTCACTATCAACATCAATACTGGCCTCATTAATTACATAACCGTCATTGTTAATTGGCAGCTCTCTACGATGCGTACCATCTTCTACCTTATAGAATGCTATTAATGTGTTTCTATTAGTTTTTTGAGTGTAAGCAAACTGGCTATAGTTCTGCGTAACTTGCAGTGAACGCCGTTTTCTTAACGTTAATTTATAAAATGTTGATTGTTTCCTGCTGAGTCCCCCATGCTCTCCGGTCAGCGAGATCGTTCGGAACAAAGGTGAGAAATCCCCCAGGTCAATAGCAGTATTAACGCTATCTCCGTCCCGCGCAGGTAAAGGATCAGATCCATAATATGAGGTTGGGCCATAAGCAGTAGGACCAGATCCACCTGTTGGGTAGGATTGGACCAGGCCAAGATTCACATAACCTAAGTTATTCGGTACTGTTGTAAGAAACCTGGCCACTTATTACAATTGTTAACCGTTCACTTCATTATAGCAACCTGACTTACAATTCCCTTTTTGATATTGATTCTCCAGTATCACTGAACGTCTTGGGTAGAAACCGTCGTCTTGCATTGTTTTAATGAGCTCAAAACTTATTTGTTTTTCCATACAACGCAACTCGTTTTCTGCCTCTTCTTTATTTTTAAATGGTTCACTCCAATGCGTTTTGTCGCCATCAAAAATGAAAGCAACATACATTGGATCTTGAACGTGATAAGCAGTAGGAAGAACCTGGCTACTCTTGTAAGCGACAATCCCTGGCGTGGTCATGAAGATTTTTAAGACTGAAGTTAATTGTTTCGATACCCTTTGGTTCGTTCAATAACTCTACACCCTTTATTTTGAGGTGCAGTGGGTTGCAGCAGTCCGTAGCGCAACCTTCTTTATGAGTGATCCGAAGCTTACCTGTGTAGCCACGTGACAACCAGAAGGCTACACGAGGCGCTGATTGGGTCTTGGCGGAGTGAAAGGGGCTTGGCATATATGCCACGGTTTCGTTCTTCTTGAGGCGCCTACCGCCCTTCCAGGGCCAGCATTCATCTGGTCCTTTGATCTCGACCTTGCTCCAGAAGGATTGGAAGTAGTAGATCATATCAATGTCAAAGTTACGTACATCAATAGAGCAATAACCTGAATGGATCTGTTCCATGCAATGCGTACAAGCAAGCATGTTTCCAAAGTGTATATGTTTTTCTTTATCTGATTGTTTATGCCACAAACAAACTTTGCTTTTTAAAAGTTGTTCAAATTTTGCAGATTCTTTTATATGGTTTGTTAAGCCATTGGGATCACATGCCCTGATAATTTTGTTGCATTGATCGAGGATTTGTTGTGGTGTTTTCATTTGGAAACGCAAATTGCACGGACAATGTGTTCTTTTAAACGGAAGCACTCAGATAAATATTTGTAAGTATTTTGATGAGGATCTTCTTTTCTACGTTTAAGAATTGCAAGGTAAATTTCTTTATTTATTTGATGACCTTTACGCTTCCACTTTTCAACCCTTAAATCAATGCTATCACCAAAGAAATAATGATTTGGATTGATGCAGTATTTGCAGCTGCAGTTTGACCTTCTAATAATGTAGCGTTGAGTTGGTGTTGCGTAACATTCAAATACAGCAAGAAGTAGCGGTCTTATGTCACGTCCTTTGTAAAAAGGAATTGAATGGTGTGTAGAAGATAATGAAAGTGCTTTGGGTTGCAGGAAAGAACGTTTTACAGATTCAACGTTCCAACAAGATTGAATTCCACGTTCTTCTGAAGTTTTCTTAATAACTTCAGCAATAAACAGGATGTCCTCTTTTTTTAAACCCTTGGCTTCATAGGTTTGAAGCAACTGGCTTGGAAGCTTACGGTACCTCAAAAGAGACCTCCTAAACTCACGGTCTAACCATAGCAACCACAAGCGTTAGTGTCAAGTGAATGGGCCCAGAAATCCGTAACTGTGGGTTGTTGCAACCCTACCGAGTTTTTCAAAAAATAAATTCCAGTGGTAGCAAGGGATTTGAAGAACGCTCGGCTTACCTCTATTTACCTTAGAAGAATCAAGTGGTTACTCACACGCATCTATCACATACCGCATGTTAGAAACCACTTAAATTGCCCTACAAACACAACGGCATAACAGAAGTGAGGTGTGAGTTGTGATAACTGTCTGTATGTAACCACTAGATCCTTCATGGGCTTATGAGATCACGAAAAGTGAGTTGTGTTACTCACAAACCGTCAGCTCAAAACCGTTGCTATGACTGACTGTGCTTTTCCGTATAAACCCTAAACGTTGTTTTCACCTTGAATGCAAGTGGTTTATCACAACCTATTTCAGCTTCCCTTTCTCAAGCCGCGTCGCATAAGACTGAGCGCAATGCCATGGCTCTACCCACTGACACTGGCTCTGATCCCGATTACAGACGCGGTGAACCTGGTTACCGTGTGCATCCTCACCAAACTCAATTGTTGTTCCGTTCTCAAACTCTTGAATGATTTTCAAAGAAAGTATCTACTACTGTTATTATTGTAAGTAAAGACAATTCAAATAAAATGCTTCAGGATCTTTATAACCGCATGATCCAAGGGATGACGGGACAATTACCCCGTGGCATTGACCCCTTAGCAGCGCGTCGTCTTTATGGTGGCAGTGGAGATATTGGAGCTGAAGGCCGTGTTGCACCGGCAACCAAGGGTGGCTTACCGGGCATTGTTGATGTAGACCTTCGCACCGGCAAAGGCGTTAGTAGCACCTTCCGCCGTCCGGACATGGAGACAAGCAACGTCCCCACCTATGACCGTGGCGCTGGTCAGTACATCTATGACGGTGCGATGCGTTCAACGCCTCTTACGAGTGGCTTAGATAAGAATGGCAAAGTAGACCGCAGGCAGAGCGATGAGTACAAGGCCACACGGGCTCGTTATGACCAGCTTCGTAAGGATGATCCTGAGAAGGCTTTGGACTACGGCCTGCAGGAATGGGCTAAGATGTATCCCGAGCTTGCTGCACGTCAACAGCAAGGAAGCTTTAACCCTTTGATGCAGCAGACCTTTGGTTACCAAACCGGTGAAGGCCCTGGTCAACTTCCTGCTGGCATGGCACCTGATCAACAGACAGTAATGGGTGATCTCGGTAGCCGTGCTCAAGGCGAAGGTGGGTATGACTATGAAGCATTGATGGCAGAACGTGCTCGACGTGATATGCAGTCTCCTGATCCTTTAATGCAGCAGGAGATGCAACAGCAAGCTACTGCTGCACAGGC